CAAGGGCGCGAGTTGCTGACCGGCGCCGGTGTGAAATCAGCGCGCATTACCGGCTCGGGCGTGTTCAAGGACGAAACATCAGACGCGACGATCCGCGATTATGCCTTCAACGGCACAATCCGCGATTGGCAGATCATCGTGCCGGATTTCGGTACGATGCAAGGCGCTTTCCAAATTACAGCATTGGAATTCAGCGGCAGACACGACGGCGAAATGACATTCGACATTTCGCTCGAAAGCGCGGGCGAACTGTCGTTTGCGGCAGCGTCGTAATCGTACGGGCAAGCTGCGATCCACTTCTCCCCTCCCCTTGACGGGGAGGGGCGGGGGTGGGGTGAAGTGCTAGGCGCGATGCAGAGAACATGGCTCCGTCGCTGATCCTTTCGCATGAAAGATTGCCTCCGCAAATCACGCTCAGATTGCCACCACCCCTAACCCTCCCCGCGAGGGGGAGGGGAATCCTGGCATCGCGAAGGAAAGCGGAATCCAAACCAGCCAAGGCACCAAAAATGGCCAATAGACATCGCGGCGAGATCGAAGCGTGGCTTGACGGTTCGTCTTATAAACTCGTGCTGACGCTCGGCGCGCTTGCCGAGCTGGAGGATGCCTTCGGAGACAGCGATATGCTGGCGCTGGCGTCGCGTTTCGAGAAGGGCCGCCTCTCGGCGGGCGATTGCATGCGTGTTATTGCGGCGGGTCTACGAGGTGGCGGAAACGCAATCAGCGATGCCGACGTTGCGGCTATGCGGTGTGACGGCGGAGCCGCGGGCTATGTCGATATCGTCGCGCGCCTGCTGACGGCGACTTTCGGCAATGAGACGAACACCGGAGGGGACAGCAAAGGCCAGACGCGCCTCCCTTTCGTTGGGATGCCGTGATGGAGATCGGGCTTGGAGTCCTCGGGCTCGCACCGCTCGTATTCTGGTCGCTGACGCCGCGCGAGCTGCAAGCCGCGTTGCGCGGGAAGTTCGGCGCGATCGGGCGACACGCCGCTCCCGCCCGCGAAGACCTTGACGCGCTGATGCAGCGCTATCCGGATTGAAAGGCTCCACGCCATGCCCTTGACCGACGAGCAGCAATTCGAGACGTGGAACGTCAAGATCACCGCCGATACCAGCGATCTCGAAACCAGCCTCGCCACGACGAGCCGCTTGGGAACGCAATTCTCGAACAAGCTCGTCTCGGCCTTCGACGATCTGGCGATCAAAGGCAAGAGCGTCGGCGACGTTTTCAAATCTCTCGCGCTCAACATTTCGAACCTGGCATTGAAAGCCACATTGCAGCCGCTGACGACCGGCCTTGCTTCGGTCTTTCAGGGGTTGGTCAGCGGCGCGATACCGTTCGCGAGAGGCGGCGTCATCCAACAAGGAACGCCGGTACCATTCGCTAGCGGTGGCGTGATTGCGAGCCCGATTTCATTTCCGCTTGCCGGTGGCGCGACGGGGCTTGCGGGCGAACGCGGCCCCGAAGCGATCATGCCGTTGACGCGCGGTTCCGATGGACGCTTGGGCGTCGCGGCTGCCGGCGGAAGCGGTCAGCATATCACGATCAATATCTCGACGCCCGATGCCGCGAGCTTCAATCGCTCGCAAACGCAAATCGCAGCGATGATCGCTCGCGCTGCCGCCGCCGGTCAGCGCAACCTGTAGACGCTTCTTTGCCTCTGGTCGTTCCAGTTCATGGCCGCTCTCGGAGCCGGCCATCCAGCGCCACACACTAAAACCGAGCAAGTAATTCTGGATGGCGGGGTCAAAACTCGGCCATGGAGCGCCAGGACAGACGGCGTTCAACGCGATGGAAATTTGAGCAGAACATCATGTCCTTTCACGACGTCCGATTTCCGACGGCGATTTCGCGCAACGCGCAGGGCGGCCCCGAGCGGCGAACCGATGTCGTGGTCCTTGGTTCCGGATATGAGGAACGTAACAGCCGCTGGGCCGACAGCCGCAGAAGTTATAATGCAGGTTACGGCGTCAAATCGCTCGACGATCTGCATCAGATCATCGCCTTTTTTGAAGAAAGGCGCGGACGTCTTCATGCTTTCCGCTGGCGCGATCCGATGGATTGGAAATCGTGTGCGCCGAATGGGTCGCCATCCGCGCTCGATCAAACGATCGGCACGGGTGACGGCGCGACGGCAGCGTTTCAACTGACGAAAACCTACGGCAGCGCATTTGCACCGTGGACGCGCGAGATCAAGAAGCCCGTCGCGGACACAGTGAAAATTGCGGTCGCCGGCCTCGATCTCGTTGCGGCCACCGATTTCGCCGTCGATCCCTCGACTGGCGTTGTGACGTTTCTCGAAGGGCACATTCCCGCCGCCGGGCAAAGCATCTCGGCGGGTTTCGAATTCGACGTTCCAGTGCGCTTCGATACCGATAAGCTTGAGATCAGCTTGTCGGGTTTCACATCGGGCGCCATTCCAAACATCCCGATCGTCGAGGTGCGGCTATGAAAACGCTGTCGCCTGAGTTCGCCGCGCATCTCGCATCAGGCGCGACGACGCTTTGCTGGTGCTGGCGCGTTGCGCGCCGCGACGGCGTCATCATGGGGTTTACCGATCACGATAGGGCGGTGACGTTCGCAGGAACGACATACGAAGCGGCGAGTGGGTTTGCCGCCAGCGACATCAAAGACAGTCTCGGGCTTGCCGTCGACAATCTTGAAGTCAACGGTGCGCTGTCGTCCGCGACGTTGACCGATGACGATCTTGCGGCGGGACGTTTCGATGATGCGCGCATCGAGATCTATCGCGTCAATTGGGACGATCCGAGTCAGCGTGTGCTTATGCGTGCGGGCAGCATCGGGGAAGTCCGCCGCAGCGGCGCGAGCTTTACCGCCGAGCTTCGTGGTCTTGCGCATTATTTGCAGCAGCAGCGCGGGCGCTTGCTGCAACTGACATGCGACGCCGATCTCGGCGACGCGCGCTGCACGATCGATCTATCGTCCCCGGCGTTTCGCGGAACGGGAACTATCATCTCGGCATCGTCTGCTCGCCGCTTCACGGTGTCTGGCCTCGATACATTTGAGAACGGATTTTTCTCGCGCGGGCTCTTCGTATTCACGTCTGGCGCCTCCGCGGGACTGAAAATCGAAGTCAAATCGCACTTAAAACTCGCGACCGCCGTCACGATAGAATTGTGGGCCGCAGCAGAAGGACCGCCATCGGTCGGCGATACGTTCGCCGTCACGGCGGGATGCGATAAGCGCGTCGAAACGTGCAAAGCGCGGTTTTCGAACGTCGTCAATTTTCGTGGTTTTCCGACGATACCGGGTAATCAATTCCTGACACAGGTCGGACGCAAGAGCTGATGATGCAGACTCCACTGACACGTGACGCCATTGTCGCTGCGGCGCGAGCCTGGATCGGCACGCCTTATCATCACCAGGCGAGCCGTCGGGGTATTGGTACCGACTGTCTCGGGCTGGTGCGCGGCGTCTGGTGCGATCTCTACGGATCGGACGCAGAGGCGCCGCCGCCCTACAGTCGCGACTGGGCCGAGGTTAGCGGTTGCGAGACGATACTCGACGCCGCCGCGCGGCATTTCAAAGTTATCGAAGCCTTGGCCATTGCAGCGGGGGATGTTGTCGTTTTTCGTTTGCGTCCGGGCGCGGTTGCAAAGCACGCGGCCATCGTGGCGAGCGACAGCACGATGATCCACGCGATGGAGGGCGTGCCGGTATCCGAAGTTCCGCTCTCGCACTGGTGGCGCCGCCGCATCGCAGCGGCCTTCCGGTTTCCCGGCGTCATCGTAGAGGTTGGTTCATGTATTCCCCTCCCCCTTGCGGGGAGGGGAGAAGGGGAAGCCCTACCTCCGATCCCCATTCTCAAGTCCCGATTCGCTATCCCCAATCCCCTAATCCCTAAAGGAAACGCATGGCGACGCTTGCATTAGCGGCGGTCGGAGCTGCGGTCGGCACGAGTGTGCTACCCGCAGGCGTCAGCTTTCTTGGCGTGGCGCTCTCCGGCGCGACGATCGGATCGGAAGTCGGCGCGCTCGCGGGCGCTTACGTCGATGCGGCGCTGTTCGGTCCGTCGGGACAGAGCCGCGCTGTCGAAGGTCCGCGCCTCAGCGATCTGCGCGTCACGGCTTCGACGGAAGGCGCGCCGCTGCCGCGCATCTACGGACGCGCGCGCGTCGGTGGACAAATCATCTGGGCGACGGATCTCGAAGAAGAAATTATTACGACGACCGAATCTAGCGGAAGCGGGAAGGGTGGCTCGGGCGGCGACACGACGCTGACGCAGTATCGCTACTATGCCAACTTCGCCGTTGCATTGGGCGAGGGCGTCGTAACGCGTATCGGCCGCATCTGGGCGGATGAGCAGGAACTCGATCTCGCCCGTACGCAATTTCGTCTGCACACCGGCGCCGAAACGCAAGCCGCCGACAGTTTGATCGTTGCGCATGACGGCGCCGACAATGCACCGGCTTATCGCGGCGTCGCCTATATCGTTTTCGAAAGGTTTCCGCTCGCCGACTACGGCAATCGTGTGCCGCAGCTGTCGTTCGAAGTCTTCCGCAGCATTTCGAGTGCGGACAACGACGTGCGCGGCGTCGTTATGATTCCAGGTTCGGGCGAATTCGTCTATGCGACGGAGCCTGTGCATCAGACGTTCGACGACGGAGTTTCGCAGTCGGAGAATGTGCATCAGTTGATCGGCGCGACGGACTGGCAAGTTGCGATCGATCAACTCGAAGCTTCGTTGCCGAATGCCAAATCCGTCTCGCTGATCGTCAGCTGGTTCGGGACGGATCTGCGCGCCAATGTTTGCAAATTGCAGCCCGGCGTTGAAACGCGGCACAAATCGACGGCGCCGCTGCAATGGTCGGTCGCCGGGCTTGGTCGCGACGACGCGCACTTGATCAGTACACGCGACGGCAACGCCGCCTATGGCGGTACGCCGTCCGATCAAACGGTTGTTTCATCGATCCGCGATTTGAAGGCGCGCGGGATGAAAGTCACGCTGACGCCGTTCATCCTGATGGACGTGGCGGAAGGCAACTCGCTTCCCAATCCTTATGGCGGGACGGGACAGCCAGCGTATCCCTGGCGCGGCCGCATCACGTGCCATCCGGCAGCGGGACAATCGGGATCGCCTGATAAAACGGCAACCGCTGCAAGTCAGATCGCGGTTTTCGTTGGTGAGGCTGCGCGGACCGACTTTTCGCTTTTGGGCGATACGGTCCATTATTCGGGCCCCGCCGAATGGTCCTATCGGCGCATGGTTTTGCACCATGCCTATCTTGCGAAAGCGGCAGGCGGCGTTGAAGCCTTCGTGATCGGCACCGAATTGCGCGGGTTGACGCAAGTGCGTTCGAGCGCGAGTGCCTATCCGTTCGTCATCGCGTTAATCGCACTTGCCGCGGATGTGAAAGCTATTCTCGGTGCATCGACCAAAGTTCTCTACGCCGCGGATTGGTCGGAGTATTTCGGTCATCAGCCTGCTGACGGATCCGGCGACGTTTATTTTCATCTCGATCCGCTGTGGTCGTCGGCGAATATCGATGCCATCGGTCTCGACGTCTATTGGCCGCTCGCCGATTGGCGCGACGGGCGCGATCACCTCGATGCCGTTGCGGGCGCGACATCGATCTATGATGCCGCGTATCTGAAATCGAATGTGCAGGGCGGGGAGGGCTACGATTGGTATTATGCCTCTGCCGCCGATCGCGACGCGCAAACGCGCACGCCCATCACCGATGGCGCAGGCAAGCCGTGGGTATTTCGCTATAAAGATATTCTCTCCTGGTGGAGCAAGCGGCACTACAACCGACCGGACGGCGTGGAAAGCGAAACGGCTACCGCATGGGTGCCGCAGTCGAAGCCGTTCTGGTTCATGGAGATCGGCTGCCCGGCGGTGGACAAAGGCGCCAATCAGCCGAACGTCTTCGTCGATCCGAAAAGCTCGGAATCGATGTTGCCGTATTATTCGCGCGGCATCCGCGACGACTTCATGCAGGCGCGCTTCCTGCAAGTTCTGCGCGACGCTTTCGACTGGACGAAGGATGGTTATGTCGAAGGCCTCAATCCTGTCTCGACGGTCACCGGCGCGCGCATGGTCGATCTTAGCCACGTTCATGTCTATTGCTGGGACGCACGCCCATATCCGGCTTTTCCCGTCGCGACGACGTATTGGAGCGATGGTGAGAATTGGCCGCTCGGTCATTGGATCAACGGCCGCCTCGGCGGCGCTGCGCTGAATGAACTTGTCGGGCAAATTCTAAAGGACCAGAGTTTCTCGGAATTCGACGCATCAGGCCTCACGGGAACCGTGCCCGGCTATGTCATCGACGATACGATGTCGGCGCGAGACGCGTTACAGCCGCTCGAACTCGCGTATTTCTTCGACAGCATCGAGAGCAGCGGCAAGATCGTTTTCCGCCATCGCGGCCGCGCGGCGGCGCAGGCGGTACTGACCGAAGACGATTTGGTTGAAGAGCAGGCCGGCGATCCGCTCTACGAATTGACGCGAGCGCAAGAGACTGATCTGCCCGCGTCAGCGAAAGTCCGTTATATATCGAGTGGCGACGACTATCCGCAGGCGGTCGCTGAAGCGCGCCGTCTAACCGGCGCCAGTGGGCGCGTCGCCGAAGCCAACCTGCCGATCGTTCTCGATGACGGACTCGCAGGTTCGCTGACTGAAAGCTGGCTCTATGAGGCTTGGGCAACGCGCGAGTCGGCAACATTCAAGCTGCCGCCCTCTGCGCTTGCGGCGGAGCCTGGAGATATTGTTTCGGTCGATATCGCGGGGCGCAGCCGTCAACTACGATTGACCGATGTGACCGAACGCGGTGTGCGCGAGATCACGGCGCTCAGCATCGATCCGGACGTCTACGACAGGGTCGATGCACCCGCGCGGCCGTCGGTGCAGCCCGCACCCGTGCAAGTGGGATCGCCCGCTGTCGCGTTGATGGATCTGCCACAATGGAATCCCTCGGCCGATGCGCAGTCGGGCTACGTCGCGGCTATGCAGAAGCCGTGGCCCGGCAGCGTCGCGCTCTATATGTCGCCGCAGACGACGGGCTATCAATTGCGCGCGCTTGCCGGAGCACCCGCAACGCTTGGGACCACACTCGATCCGTTTCCGGCTGGGCCTGAGGGCGTCATAGACAATCGCGCGCGCGTACGCGTACGTCTGCCATACGGCACGCTCGCATCGGCCGATCTCGTGACGATGTTGGGAGGTCCGAATCTTGCCACCGTACGAAACGGCGACGGCGATTGGGAAATCATCCAATTCCTCAACGCCACGCTTGTCGATGTGCAGACCTACGAATTGAGCGGTCTGCTGCGCGGTCAATTCGGTACCGAAGGTGCAATGAGAAGCGCGCTTGGTGCAGGCGCGCAATTCGTTCTGCTCGACGGCTCCGTGACGCGCGTGCCGCTTCAGCAGAGCGAATTGAAGCTTCTGTTCAACTGGCGCTACGGTCCCGGCAACCGCGACATCGGCGATGCATCCTATGTGACGACCCCGTTCGCCTATCAGGGCCTCGGTCTGAGGCCGTTGTCGCCTGTGCATGTAAGAGGCGTGCGCGCATCCGGCGATCTCACCATTTCGTGGATCAGGCGAACACGGACAGGCGGCGACAACTGGGAGATTCCCGAGGTTCCAATTGGCGAGGACGCCGAGACGTATGAGATCGACATCCTCGATAGCGGCGACGTGAAACGTACGCTGACCGCCACGTCCCCGAGCGCGATTTATTCCAGCGCCGATCAGATCACCGACTTCGGCAGCATCCAATCCGCCGTTTCGGTGAAAGTCTATCAGACCAACACACTGTTCGGCCGCGGCGCCCCCCGCGCCGCCGTCGTTTGAAACTGCTCGCGCTCACCCACCCCAAATCCCTCCCGGTCGAGGAAGGGGAGGGGAGAAGTAGCTCCGGTTCTTCGCTGCGCTTCGGGCGGAATGACAATTCGTCCAAAAAACGCACCGCGATCTTCATCTGATAATCAGAGGAAAACATGGATCAACCACCATGGCTCGCGGCGGCGTGGGCCGAGTTTGGCGTGCGCGAAATTCCGGGCAAGGACGACGCGCCTGAGATTCTACGCTATTTCCGCGAAGCCGGTGACACGAACGCGGAAACCGAGGCGACGCCGTGGTGCGCGGCATTTCTCGGTTCCATGCTGAAGCGAGGCGGATACGCAGGGACAGGATCGCTGCTCGCGCGCTCGTATCTCGACTGGGGCGAGGCACTCGACACGCCGCGCATCGGTGCGATTGCAGTCTTGTCTCGCGGCGACGATCCAAATGCCGGACACGTTGGATTCCTTCTCAGCGAAGTGGGCGACAAACTCTATTTGCTCGGCGGTAATCAGAGCGATGCCGTGACGGTCGCCTGTTTCGACAAAGTGCGGCTGCTCGGTCTGCGCTGGCCGCACGACATTTCCGACGCGGCAAGCGCGGGCGACGATTTAATTTTCTTGAAAGCGCTTGCGCACGTTCTCGAAATGGAGGGCGGCTTCTCTGACGATCCGTATGACCCGGGCGGCCCGACAAATCGCGGGATCACCCTCGAAACCTATGCGAATTTCAAAAAACAACCGGTCGATGATGCCTCTCGTGCCCGCCTCATCTCAGAGCTGAAGCATATTCCTGACGACATCGTCAAAACGATCTATCGGCAGCGCTATTTCATTCCATCCGCGTCCACGGTTTTCACCGCGCCGCTGGCGCTGATGCACTTCGATGCCGCCGTCAATCACGGCGTCGGCGCCGCCGTCCGCATGCTGCAGAGCATCGTTGGCGTGACGATCGATGGCGAGATTGGCCCTGAGACTCTTGCGGCCGTCGGCGCGCGCGGGTTGTCCGATCTGCTCGACGATTACGCCGAGATGCGCCGCACGAGGTATCGCGCCCTTCCGCATTTCTGGCGCTTCGGCCGCGGCTGGCTGAAGCGCGTCGATGCAACTTTGGTCACGGCGCGAACGTGGGCCGCTAGCGATCAAACAACCCGCGGGCTGCTGGAGCCCCGGCAAATTGCAAAAGGAGAAAGCAAGATGAGTGATGCAACCGACGCCCCAACTCAGACGACCGATGACGACAGCAAATGGTGGGCGCATTCCAAGACGCTGTGGGGGACACTGATCACGGCGGCCGCGACCGTCATTCCAGCCGTTGGCCCGGCTCTGGGTATCGTTCTTCCGGCGGACATTATCCAGACCTTCGGCGATCAGGCGCTCACCGCGGTTCAGGCGATGGCGGGGCTCTTCGGGACGATATTGGCGATCTACGGTCGGCTAAAGGCGGATACGCCTCTCAGCTTGCTGCGAAAAAGTTAA